CAGCCTTGACCGTGCCAGCCTTGACCGTGCCAGCCTTGACGGTGCCAGCCTTGACCGTGCCAGCCTTGTCGGTGCCAGCCTTGTCGGTGCCAGCATTGACCGTGCCAGCCTTGTCCGTGCCAGCCTTGTCGGTGCCAGCCTTGACCGTGCCAGCCTTGTCGGTGCCAGCCTTGACCGTGCCAGCCTTGTCGGTGCCAGCCTTGTCGGTGCCAGCATTGACCGTGCCAGCCTTGACCGTGCCAGCCTTGTCGGTGCCAGCCTTGACCGTGCCAGCCTTGTCGGTGCCAGCCTTGACCGTGCCAGCCTTGACGGTGCCAGCCTTGACCGTGCCAGCCTTGTCGGTGCCAGCCTTGTCGGTGCCAGCATTGACCGTGCCAGCCTTGACCGTGCCAGCCTTGTCGGTGCCAGCCTTGACCGTGCCAGCATTGTCGGTGCCAGCCTTGACGGTGCCAGCGGCATCAATGACTGGGTCAAGTGCATCCAGATTGACACCTACCCGATCACCTACACCGCCGAAGTGATGCAGATCGGATGCCAGCGGCATCCCCTGGCCGATTGGGCGGCATTTTCAGACGCTCATATCCGCGCAATGGACGGGGCAAAAGCCTTAGCTTGGTGGTCAAAATACAAGGCGTGGATCTTCGCCACGATTGAACTGTGCCCTGCAAAACCGACGATTGAGGTGATGCCATGACCCACCGCATGAACACCACCGAGGCGAACGCACCGATCCCCGGCCACCGCGCCGCCCGCAACGCGCTGACAGATGCCAAAACGCCCCCCGAAGTGCAGAAGGCTGCGCGTGACCTGCTGGGCTACACTGATCCGATCGGTTGGAAGCGCAAGGACACGCAGAAAAGCGGCTTGGACCGCGCGATTGATATCGCTGCCAGCGTGGCCCTGATCGCCGCGACCGTTGGTGTGATCGTCATGGTGATCTACGTCATGACCTTGCCGGTGGTGATGTGATGGACGGCGCAGCGCCCCAAATCCGCTACCATGCTGACCTTGATCAGGGGTCTGAATCGTGGCTTGCCGCCCGGTCTGGCCTGCTGACTGCCAGCGAGATGAAAAAGATCCTCACGCCGACGCTCAAGGTCGCGGCGAACGATGCCACACGGGCGCACGTCTACGAGCTGGCCGCGCAAAGGCTGTCCGGCCATGTCGAACCCACCTACATCAGCGACGACATGCTGCGAGGCATGACAGACGAAGTTGATGCGCGTCTAATCTATGAAAAGAACTGCGCGCCGGTCACCACGATGGGCTTCATCACCAATTCGCGGTGGGGCTTCACCATCGGATATTCGCCGGATGGGCTTGTGGGCAATGACGGCCTGATCGAGTGCAAGAGCCGCCTGCAAAAGTTCCAGATCCAGACCATCGCCGAGTGTGTCGCCGCTGGCACGATCCCAGTTGATTACATGCTGCAATGCCAGACCGGGCTGCTGGTCAGCGAACGGTCATGGCTGGACTTCATCAGCTATTCGGGCGGGCTGCCGATGGTCGTGATCCGCGTCTACCCCGACGATGCTGTCCAGTCCGCCATCCTCGAAGCCGCCGCCGCATTTGAGGCCAAGGTTGCCGCCGTGATCGATGCTTACCGCGATGCCGTGGCAAGCGATGCCCGCCTTTTCCCGACCGAACGCCGCCAAATTCAGGAGCTATACTGATGAACGATTTCGCAGCCGCACTGGCCCCCAAGAGCGACCAGATCAACGCACTGGACCTGATAGCCGGTGACATGACCATCACCATCACGGGCGTCAAGATCATGCCTGGAACTGAACAGCCCGTATCGATCAGCTTTCAGGGCAGCGCCAAGGTCTGGCGCACGTGCAAGACGACCGGCCGCATTTTGATGGAGGCATGGGGCGATGACACGTCCGTCTATCCGGGCCGGTCTGTGCAGCTTTACCTCGACCCCAAAGTGAAGTGGGGCGGGCTTGAGGTTGGCGGCATTCGCATTCGGGCGTTGAGCCATATCGAGAACGACATGCGCACCATCACGGCGGAATCGAAACAGGTTCGCCGCCCTGTCACGATCAAGAAGCTGGTGGCGGCTAAAGCGCCCGACCCGGTCGCCCCGCCCACCGACTACCCCGCCCTTGCCAAGGTTGCAGCCCGTCGCGGCAAGGAAGCCTTTGTGCAATGGTGGAATTCGCCCGATGGCAAGGCCGGGCGCGCTGCTGGCCTGACCGTTACCGATGAACTGAAGAAGATCATTGCGGACGCAGACGCGGCCATTGCCGACGATCCGTTTGGCCTGCCGCCGATCACAGACCCCACCCCCGACCAACTCGCAGCCGCAGAAGCCGAGGCCAAGCGCGCGGCAGATCAGGCGGCGGTGGAATGAACTACCTGTCGGTCTGTTCCGGCAGGCGAGAGGATTGCAGAGGTCGAAACATGGAACAACTGATCGCCACCCAATGGGGCGGCTCTGCAATGGAGAGTGCAGCATGACCCCCGCTGAAATCGCCAAGAAGCTGACCCCGGCGCAGGTGCGGGCGCTGCGTGATCCGAGTGGATGCAGTTGGCAGTCCTATAGGTCTGCGGAGATATTTGAGCATCGTCACAGCGTCTGCCTACTTGGCAAATTCCCCGACCCAAAGCTCACCGACCTTGGCCGCGCCGTCCTTGCCGAGCTGGACGCCGCGAAATGACAGACACAAAGAGGATAAACATGAAAAACCTGACCATTACCGGAAACGCGATGCACGGCCCCAAAGTCAGCAAGGGCGCGACCAAAGCTATGGTTGCCCTCGCCAAGGCCGCCGAGGCAAATGCAAATGCCATTGCGGAAATCGCAAAGGCCCTGAAAGTCTCGGACATGAGCGGGACGATGATCCATGTGCAATCTGGTCAAGTCGCAGGGGGGGGAATGATGGACAACGCGCAAATTGAAAAGCTGCTGCCGTGTCCGTTTTGCGGTGGTGAAGTCAGAATGTCATGCGATGACTACATAAACGGGTGGATTGTTATGAACCCTGAATATGTGATCGAGTGCGATGCCCCGGCAACACAATGTCCAAGCCATATTCGCATGGCGGACCAGAACCCCGATCAGTTGGTTGCCGCATGGAACCGCCGCGACACCGCCGAAGTCCTGCGCCTGACTGCCCGCATTGCCCAGTTTGAGGCGGTGGTAACGGCGGGGGATGGGTTGGCAAAAGCTGCCGACGATGTTGTCAATGATAGGCGCATAATGGATGCGGAATTTGACGACTTCCTTGCCGATACATCCGCAGCCCTAGACAACTACCGCGCCGCCCTCGCCCCGTTCACGGAGGCCAAGCCATGAGCGCCCCCGACCTACAGCGCATTCAACGGGCGGCTGACCCGTTCACCCTGGAAACCTTGGCGGACCGATGGCTGGTGTCATCGGAAACAGTGCGCCAACTCTGCATACAAGGGCGGTTGCGTCATTTCCGCGTTGGTCGCATGTTTCGGATCACGCTGGACGCGGTGGAGGAATACGAATGTCAGAATATCGGATCGGCAGGCTCAACGGGCGCTTTGTCGTCACATGGACAGATGACGGCAAGCGGCGGCGCTATCGTCTTGATGCACTCACGGCCAAGGAAGCCGAGAGAGAGGCCATAGACATCATCCGGCGCGAAACGGTATCCGCGCAAGGGCAAAGCGTGTCATCGCTCTGGGAAGCCTATCTGATGGACCGCAAAGGCCGTCCGGTTGAGAAGAACATGCGTTCAAGTGGCAAGCCGATCTGCGCGGTATTCGGCGCGCTACGCCCGGATCAGATCACGGTGGCGCATTGCCGGGGCTATGCCAAGGACCGCGCCAAACTTGGCATCAAGCCGGGGTCAGTCTGGACGGAACTAGGCCACCTGCGCACCTGCCTGTCATGGGCTGCCAAGGCCCGCCTGATCGACCGTGCGCCGCATATCGAACGCCCTTCGAAGCCCGCGCCGAAAGACCGATATCTGACACGGGATGAAGTCGCCGTCTTGCTTGCCGCCGATTGCGAACCGCATATCCGGCTGGCGATTCTCTTGATGCTGACCACGGCGGGCCGGGTGTCTGCCGTCCTCGATCTGACATGGGACAGGGTGGACCTTGAACGCGGCCAAGTGAACCTGCGCCGTGACCAGATCGGCCCGCGCAAAGGTCGGGCGATTGTGCCGATCAACAATACCCTCCGCGCCGCGCTGCTACAGGCCCGCCAAGCGGCCTTGTCGCCTTGGGTGGTGGAATGGGCAAGCGGCCCGGTCAAGAGCATCAGGCGGGGCTTTATGACGGCTGTGGGCAATGCGGGATTGCGCGGGGTGACGCTGCATACGCTGCGCCATTCCGCCGCCGTGCATATGGCCGAGGCCGGGGTGCCGATGGATGAAATCAGCCAGTATCTCGGGCATAGCAATGTGCAGATCACGGCGTCTGTCTATGCCAGGTTTTCCCCGCAACACCTATCCAAGGCCGCTGGGGCTTTGGAGTTTGGAACAGTCAGGAGTGTGAAGTGAACCAAGTTATCCAAGGGCCATTTGCCCCAAATGAACACACCGGCCCAGCCGAGGAAGATCCGGGGTTTCGCGCCAAGATGAACTTAGAAGATTCGGAGTGCGATACCTATGAGGTGTCTTGGCAGTACCTGGATGAAATCCAGATCAACACGCAAGGCTATTCATACATCAGCCTAAGCGCGGGTCACCTCTATGAACTTCTGGATTTTCTGGAGCGGAGTGATGCCAAGTTTGAGAGGTGGTTGAAGTCAAGAAAAGGCAAAGCTTGGTGCAAGCGCAATGGCTGCTAGGTTCGCTGAACCTGCGCGCGAAAAGCAAAACCGCCCAATCTGCCAAGGAAATATGGTGGGTCGTGACGGGCTCGAACCGCCGACATTCTCGGTGTAAAGAATGTGACCACCCGCCAAGCTATTGATGTTTGGTCAAAAGCGCATGTTATACTGGACCTGTGTTCACGCTTTGGGCAGGGTAATCAGGTTCGGACAGGTTCAGCGAACCGGAGCGCATAAAGTGGATTGTCTCGCGCCGTGATGCTGCGATGGGCTGAACACGCAACGGGGCAGACGGCAACGGTTGTGGCGATAAGGGCGGGATGACCGCGAAAGGGGAATGAGGATGCACTCTAAAGCAGGCGATCCGATCTTGTCGGGTGACGGAAATCACATCATTGCAAAGTGGAAAGTGTCCGTGGCGTTCAGCGGCTGCGACATTGGCGATGTGCTTAACTTTGTCGTCTACCCCGACGAGTCAACGGCTTTTCGCATGGCAGAACTGACGCCAGAAGAACGGGGCAGGCAAGCGCCCCGGATTTCTATGCGCGCTATCGTGGCGTTTCCTGACCGGACATACTGGCAGTTGGTCCGGGATGTGCCCGTATCTTGGCTGCATTATCGCAACCCGCACTTCACGCACCCAGACGCGGAAGTTGACCCTGCAAACCCGCGCGGGATGATTGCCGCTATTGATGAACTGATGGTCAGGCATCACCCGGAACGATACGGGATGGGCGATTGGCTGCACATGATCCGGGGTTATTATTCCAGCATGGATGACCGCATGAAAAAGCCCCGCGCCGGATGACCGGGCGGGGCGATTTGGTAGAGCACGGCGGGTCGGGAATCGAACCCGCAAGGCTTTACGCCGCTCCCATCGTCGCACCGTGCTCTACACAATAGGAACCCGCCGAGGTGCGCATGTTAAGAGGCGTGGCAGGTTTGTGGCGAAATAATACCAAATCACGCCGCAGTCATCAAGGCTGCACTGCCGCGCTTTTCTTGACCAGAAATGTCACATCAGCCACGGTCTGCACGTTGTAGCCGGTCGGTGTGGCCCGCACTTGCACCCTGTATGTGCCCTCTGGCAACGCCCACGCGGCAAAGACAAACCGAATCCGCGTTGACGAATACACGGTTGCCGTCCCCGCGTACTTTGTGCCTGTAACGGTGTTTACGGCATCCACGGCCACTGTTGCGCCGGTAACAGTTGTCGCCCCTGGCAAAGCGTCAAACACGATTTCTTCGGTGATGCCATCAATCCCGGTGGCTTCATATGCGGTGTAGCTGCTCATGGTTTTTCCTTCCATTCTGCCGGGATTATTGTCAGGCCGTATTCGGCGGGGATTTCGGGCCAGCCGTAGCTTGCCGGGGCGATGCTCAAACCGTACTGCGCCGCAATGATGGGCCAACCGTAGCGCGCAGGAATGATCGTCAGGCCGTACCGCGCCGGGATTTCAAAATCAGGCGTGTCTGCAAACACGACATCAAATATCGCGCCGTCAAATATGGCGGGGTCAAAGATGCTCATGCGCGGATCTGCGCCGCCGTGCGGAAAACAGCGTCAACTTCCTCGTCGGTCATATCCAGAACCCAAGCCATCAGCGCCACGGTGTCCGATGCGCGCGGAATGACGGTGGCCTTGGCAACAAGTATTCGCGTGTTGAAGTGACCGCCCGCCCAATCCTCCAATGCCTGCCAACGTGCCTCGCCCAAGACAAAGGCCAGTTGCCATGCGTCAGCCGTGCCCGATTGCCGCCAAGCCTCCAGCGCGGCTGCTGCCTCTGCCTCCGGGTCCGGTTCGGGCGCGGGCGGGCACCACGGCGATGGAATGACCGTGAATGTGTGTTGGCTCTGAAGGCTGATACACTCGCGCAAGCCCCCCTCCTCGCCGTACTCGATCACGGTGGGCGCATCGGCCCAGGGGTAGACCTGCCCATTCAGGTGCAGCCCGTCATCCTCAAGCCGGGCGCGGATGACACGGTTGCCAGGCACGGGGGTGAATTTGACTTCCATTGTTCTATCCTCACAGGAGCGGGTCTAAGCACATGGCAACAATCGCAAGGCCGATCACGCTTGAAGTGCCGCCGACGGACATTGAAACTCGCGGCCCCAAAAATGTTGACGTGCTTGGCATGTCACTGGATATTGTACCGCTGGCCGTTGCTCCTGTGACCAAGTTGGTCGCAATCCAAGAGACGCTCTGCGATGTGCCTTTCGGCGAATACAACGCCAATTCGTAAAGCGTCGTGCGGTCAACGGTAGGCACAGGGAAAGACGCGCCAAGGTCCACTTTCGTGCATGTCCCTGACCCATCGTTGTGCATCATCTTCACATTGGTATCAGCCGCATCCCAACCCATAAAAACACAGTTGGTCGAAGTTGATGGTTCAACATCTGTTGGGAGTGCCGTGGTGCCAGTCAGGCCAGCGAAGGCGCGCGTCGTAGCCGTTGCCACCCCCGTTGCTGGCCCCCACCTTAAGACCAGAGAAAACCCGCCTGTGTTAGCCAACGAACCGCCAGTTGTAACCAAAAGGGCTTGAGGTCGAAGCGCGGCGATTGCGGTGGTGGCTGGCGTCGTCACCAAATACTCCACGCGCGGCATGTAGGTGTAAAAATTTGTTGCAGCCATTGCCGCCGAGGTTGCAGTTCCAGTAGTTCCCGGCGCTGAGACACCTATGCCAGTTACGGCGGTTGACCCCGCCTGAACTTTCCACACAAACTGCGAAGATCGGGCAATGGATGGCTGCAATTCTCTTGCTATTCCGTCCTGCGATAGGAACGCCGGATTGGTTCGCCCCGCGTCCGCGCGCCCGATCAGCTTGACGCCATTCGCAGCGGGTGCGGTTAGGCTGGTGGTTGCCTCAAGCCTCAGTTGGTTGCCCTCTACCTCAACCTCCGTTGCCCCGGCCAAGGTGCCCGCGTTGTTGTATTGGATCTGCGCGGTTGAGCCAGCAGGGGGGGCGGCTGAAAGGGTGGCAAGCGACCCAAGGCCTGACACGTCGCCAGACGCGATGGCAAGGGCCGTCTTGACCTCTGCCGCCGTCAGTTCCTCAACATCACCTGCCCCGCTCGTCACGCGCCCCAGGAAGCGGGCTGTAGCGATGGCTTGCGTCTTGGCCCATGTCACTGCCCGCGCGGCAATGGTTAGCGCCGTGGCCCCGGTAACGTCGCCTGTGTGGGTCGCGTTGCTGGTCTTTGCCGTGTTGGCTGCGACGGCGCTATTGGCCGCAACGGCTGCGTCAAAGTCGTTTATAGCGGATGCGGTATGAGTATGCTCCGGTTGGCTTGCCGATGCTGCAAGAACGCCCTGTGCCGCCGTGGCGAATGCCGCCGATGACTGCCCGTCCAGCAGATCAGCGTCCAAGCCAGATCCTGCTCCGTCTACAGTCAACAGCTTGGCGAGGATGCCCGCCGCCGTTTCATCGCCGGTATTCGTGCCGCTCGATGTGCCGCTGAAAGTGCCGTTTTGCGTGGCAAGACTGCCAAGCCCGGTGATATCCGATACATCCACCGTGTCGCTGTTGAAGCGCACGTTATCGCCCGTCACCGCCGCATTCAGTTCGGACTTGGTGAATGTGACGGTGTGGTCCGCATTCCACTTGTTCGCGGAAACGTCCTTGTCTGGATCGTCGGGCAGGGCCGTCTGGTGTGCGTGTCTGATTGCCATGACGGCCCCCCTTGGTTAATTGACGAGAGCGCAGGCGAGGCCCACGCTTGCCGGGTCCGAATTGGTTGCCCGGATCAGCGTGCCCCGCAAAAACGGCACACAGAGTTGCTCCGGGGTCGGGGCGAGCTTGAGGATCTCGGCGGGCTTGATGCACCCGGACAGGGCCAGGGCGGCGATGAGAAGCGCGGCGCGGGTCATTTCTTCCCCCAGATCGCAAAGACGCCGCCGCCCGCAGCGATGCCAGCGGCAAGCCCGGTCAGTGCGGTGTTGATGTTGAGCAGGATGGTGCCCGCGTCTTGGTCAATCGTGACGCCGGGAACCATGCCCAGAACCGGGGCGATGAGGTAAATCAGAACCCGGAGCGTGGCCGGGCTGGTCAGCAGTTCGCGCATGGCGATTCCTTTCAGGTGAAATTTTCGGGGTGGTTTCTTTCAGACGCATTGATCTGCGCCTGCAACTCGCGCGCCAGATCGGCAATCAGTGTGGCATATTGGCGCGATGGAACCCGGCAGGCCGGTTGACCGTTGACGGTAAAAACCGCCCATTCAGTCCCGACATGCCAGGGCGTTTTATCGTTGGGGCTAAAGGGGTGGACGGTCATGCCGCCCTCTGGATTGGGTCGTAGTTGCGCTGCACCAAGCCATCCTCAAGGTGAAATGTCATGGATTGCAGCGCCCGCCGCCCGCCGTAGCCCATCGATGCCGCATAGGCGTCTGGTGGGCAGAACGCGCGCAACGCTTCCCACCGCAGCGGGCCAACGTCCTTGGCGTGGTCGTGGTGAACATGGCCCGAAAGAAAGTGCCGATGCTTGACGGCTGACCAGAATGGGCAAACGTCCGACAGGTACAGCGCGATCTGTTGCGGCTTGGCCTTATCGCCGTGATGAGCGAACACGCCACACTTGCCCCATTGCATCATGAATAGGTCGCGCGGCTCCTTCTGGACGGTGCATCGCGGCTCCTCGCGGTAACGCTGCGACAGGGCGTGTGTCAGGATCAGGTGCGAATGCTCGTCGTGGTTGCCGCGCATCACACGCACCGTCAGCCCGTCATGCTTTGACAGAAGCCGGTCGATGCACTCCACGAGGATTTCCACCCCGGCATCCGTGACCTTGAAGTGCCGTTGGTCAACGTCAAGCTTGTGGCGATTGGCCGGGGTTTCCGCCCGGTTGTCATCGGCATGAAAGAAGTCGCCGCCGATCAATAGCACCGCCTGCGCCGCGTCCGGTGTCAGCGCCATCACCTTGCCCAAAGCCGCGCGCATGTCAGTCGCGGCAAGCTTCAGGTCATAGTCATCGCCGCCCGTTTCGCGGCCCCAAGCGTGCATCCCGATATGAGCGTCCATCACCGGGTATAGGCTCAGAAGATCGGCGCAAACCCTTTCAGGCGCGGGGATTGGTATGGACGGGGCCAGATCCTCGAACGCCATTACCAAACGGTCCAGCAGGTCCGACTCGTCAACCTTTGGCTTCAACAACACCGAGAAGCTATTGCCGTCGCTATCCGGTTTTGTCTTGGCCCAGGCCAATGCCGGAACCATGCCCGTCTTGACGGCATTCATCGCCGCTTGAATGGCGGGATCTTGTTTGGTGCCCGCCGAATAATCCCGCCACCATTGGCTCAACGTTCCGGGCCGCATCCCCGGCAGCAGCTTGACCGCGTGGGCCATTGGTGTTCGTGGACTGACCCGCTTGCCTTCCTCGATTGCCGCAACGCGCTGCGCAATTTCTTCCGGCGAAAGCGGTGTCACGCTGGATCACCCTGCGGTGCCGCTATGTAATCCTGCCCCGCCGCCACAAGGCAGGTCATCCCGTTGGGCAGGGTCACGGTCAGCGTCCATGTGCCAGTCTCGGGCGATGCATACAGCCCCATCAGGGTGCCGTCTTGCGCAAGGCCGGAACTTTGCAGCGTTTCGCCATAGTTGGTGGCGAGCGATGCCACAACATCGGCGGTGTTGCTGCATTGTGGGGTGGCTAAGGCGGGGGTTGTCATCAAGGCAAGCAAAAGCAAGGCGCGCATGGTTCAGGCTCCTTCGTATTGCGATGGGTGGGGGTGGTCAGGGTTTGAGGAACAACGCCGCCTCAGCCGCGCGCCGCCGTGTCAGGCCAGCCAAAACGCGGCCTCCCGCCTTGTTCCACAGCTTGAACGATGCAGCCGCGCCCGCCATGTTGCCCACGTTGAAATGGCGCAGAACCGATGACCGCGCAAAAGCACCCGGCCCGATGTTGTAGGCCAGCGAAACCATTGCCGCGAATTGGTTGGGGGTCGGCTCGCGTGTCATCCTGGCCTTGATCTGGGTTGCGAACTTGTTGACCGCTGCCCGCAGATAGGCTTCCGCCTGCGCCTCGGTGATGACCATGCCAAGCGCGGGGGTAATGCCAACGCCCGCCGCCGCCGTGGTTCCGTAACCGATGGTCAACACGCCCACGCTGTCCTTGTAGGCGCGCGACATGAAGCCTTCAAATTCCTTGATCAGGTCAATCCCGGCTTGGTTAATCATGGCTTATCCACCTTGCTGTCAATCTTGCCTTCGATCCGGTCCAGCTTCCGATCAATGCTTTGCAGCGCAGTCGTGAAGTCGGTTTTGGTCACGTAGTTCTTGGGCAGATCAACCTCGATCTTTTGCAGGTCAGAAGTCAGTTTCTGAACCGCCGCAAAGGTCTGGCGGGCCACCCAACCGCCAATGGCGATCAAGATAGCCCCTGCAAAGTTCAGCAGGGTTTGGGCGTCAAGTTCCATTTCGCGCGGCTCCTTTGGGTGTTAGATGACAGCAGCCGACAGCAGCGCCGTGCCGTTGAACTTGGCGCTGAAACGGCAGTTGTTTTCTGCGGCGGTAACGCCAACCGTGGCCGTCAAAACCCCAGACGATACCGCCAGCGTGGCTGTAGCATTCACAGCCCGCGATATCCCCGCCGTGCTGGTCAACGTCGTGCCATCCCAATCCGCCCGCATTGTCTTATGGATGTAGGTTGACTGCGTGATACCGTTCATCATGACGCCGACTTCCATGCTTGAACGGGCCGAAGAATCGAAGCCCGCGCCAATTGCATAGCCAAAGCTGCTGCCAATTGTAAAATCACGATCTGCTTTTACAACGGTGAAGCCTTCCAGCGCCACAACACCGGCTGCCACATTTTTAGAACCCACAAGCGCGGTGCATTGATTGAATATGTGGTCACTGAACCGGCCAATGCTGTAGGTTGCAACGCCGTAATCGCATTCCTTGGATGTGTTGCCGCGATAGGTGGCTTGGTTGACGTAGCGATGCAGAAAACCAATCGTGCAGGCGACAGCCAAGTTGCCCGTCACCTCGTTGCCCGTCACCGCCCCGCCGAACACGTCATAGCCGTATTCGCAGTTCTGGACAATGTTGCCGTGAACTTTGACGTGCTTTGCCGATGTTGCTTGCAGTCCAGAAGTGAAATCGTAAACCCAGACACCAAAGCCCATCTTTGTTGCGCCGGTCTGATACATGATATTGTCGGTGATAACCACGCGCCCCGGCATGGCTCCAGTGCCGTCCAAACCATTCAGGACAACAATCATCCCCGAGGATGTTGTGCCCGTGAAATCAATGTGCATCACGTTGCCGCTGATGACCAAGCTTTCTGCGGCGTTCTCAATATGGATCGCCTCCACAACGTTGCCAGTCATCAGGTTGTTGGTGATCAATACCCGCTTGGCCGTGGCGGCTCCAATCCAGTGGCCGATGGTGCTGCTTGCCGCCGACAGGTGTACGTTGCAGATATTCCCGTCAATGATGATATCTTCGATAGACCCCAACGGTGAATTGACCGACATGGCTTCATCGGTCGCGTTCGTGATGTAGTTACCTTGAAAGCGAACACGCTTGCAGGTTGAAAGCGAACTGTTCAGTTTCAACAGGAAATAGGCAATTCCGTCAACGTTGCAGTCGATGATAGAATAGTCATCCGCCGAAATAGCCGCATCACTCAGTTGACCAATATGGTGAAGGCGCGTTGACGCAATGCTTGAATTGGTCGTGTAATTGCAACTCTCCATCAGGAATTTACTGTTAGAGACGAAAACGAAAATAGTGTTGCTTGTCCCAACAAACGTGCTGTTGACCGTCAATGACAGATTTCGCACGGTGATATTCGCGCCACGGATGATCCGCATGTAGCTGATTGCATGGGTGAAGGTGATATTTGAAATACCCTGCCCCTCGCCTTCAATGACGATGTTATCGATGTTGTTGAACGTCAGATCGCTGGTCAGGGTGTAGCTGTACGACCCCGCAGGGATGATCAGCTTTTTGCCCTCACAATAGGTCATTGCCGCTTGGAACCCGGCAAGCGTCGCGGGCCAATGGGTCAGCCGCGAAACCTCAAGCGGAACCCACCCGGCCAAGTCGCTGATAGCCGTGCCGCTTGCGATGTAGCGATAGCCGTCACCCGCCGCAAAGACGACAGTGCCCGTGGCCGGGGTCTTGCCGCTCGCCCACGTCACGAAGGCCGCGCGGGTGCTGAACCCCGCATAATCCGCCGCCGTGCCGCCGCCGCTCATGGAAACATCGCTGCCAGCAATGGCAAGGGCCGTCTTGGCTTGCGTGGCCGTGCCGTCGATGGGGTTGCCCGTGCCTGCGCCCGATGCCCGCATCTTGAACGTGGCCTGCGCCATTTCGGCAAGCTTGGCGTTAGTCACTGCGTCGTTGTTGATCTTAGCGGTTGTTACTGCGTCATCGGCAATCGAGGTTGACCCGGCTTCCTGAATGATCCATCCCGGCAAGTCGCCAATCGCCGTGCCGCTTTCAATAAAGCGGTAGGCAACGCCCTCGGTGAATACAACCGTGCCCACATAAGGGTCATTGGCCCCGGCCCAAGTCACAAAGTTGGCTCGGGTGTCCCAATACCGGACCTGACGCTTCCAATCGGCTGCATCGCCCACCGGATCGCCCAGAAGTGCGCCAATGGTGTACGTGCTTTCCGCGCCCACTTGGCAGGTGCCCAGGCTGAATGTTTTGCGCACCGATATCGTGCGACCGTTGCCCACTTCACTGACAATCGTTGCCGTCAGGGTGACGGTGTAATAGGTGCCCCGCAGCCCGCGTGTGTTTCGCCAAAGCGTAAACCCAGCCGGGATATCGTCGTCGTCCAGCGTGACGGACAACTTGCCTGTCGGAATGACCGCCTCGGATTCCACGTCCGTTTCGGAAAGTTGAAACGACAGAACGCCGTCAGTGTATGCCGTATCATTAGGCAGCAGAACGCGGCCAGTGACCGTGCTGGTGACAATAGCCATTTTGGGGGGTTCCTTAAACTAAAGGGCAGGCGCTAGGTCAGCTCGAACGCCTTGCGCCGATACAGGTAGATTTTGCCGCCGTTGATATTTCCGGTGGAAAACGACAGGCGAATTTTCAGCGTCTTTTGCGCGCTGCCCGTGAATGTCAGCAGGCCCGACGACATGGCAACGCCGCCGTGCATGTCGTAAGGATGGCTCCACAAAACCGAACGCACCAAGGGGAAATCAATCATCCCGGTGACAGCATCGCCCGCCGCAATCGTCTGGATTGATATGGTGGTCGGGCTGTATGCCGCCGAGGTTTCGCCGTAAAACTCCATCCGCATGGTGCTGGAAACAACAGCCGAACAAAACACGCGCGCAATCCGCAACTGGTATTCGTACCCATCGGCAAAGTCTGCCGTCACCAAGTTCGCAAGCGCCCCATCAACTGCCGAGTTGTATATGCGCCCAATGTTGGCATCGCCGTTTGTGACTTTATCATACGGATGCCAAGCCTGTTGGATGACAGGGGCACCGCTTGCCGCCTCAGAAATTGCGCCGGGATTGTCCCGCAATGCCATCACCGTTGGCGATGTCATAAATTTATCAACCGACAGTGATGCGTCCGAGATTACCGTAAATGCCATTCAATCCTCACGAATATTTATAGCCTTCGGTGCCATCCGACATGAGGCCATTGGCATCCGACAAATAGCAGCCGTTTGCCTTTTCTTCATCCGTCGCACTTGTGTAGTCGGCGGTTGCAGACGCATCCATGATCTTGGCGTATCGCCCTGTCAGGTTGAATGCCTGCATGTCCAACTGATAGGTCTGCCCCATCACGACTTCGGACACTGAAACAACCTGCCAACGTTTTTCGCGGCTCTTGCCCTCGGTATCCACAACGGCCCGCGTCGTGATATCCAAAGCCTCGCCCAGATCGATTTCACGGTCCTTGGCGCTGATCCGAATGGACAGCATTTGCGGGATGGCTTTGTACCGCAAGAACGTCCGGCTGATGACCTGATAGGCTTGCGCCTCTGTTGTGATCCACCGCGCCAAGATTTGCAGGGTGCGAGGTTCGCCGCCCGCCGCTGCCACTTCGCCATCCGCCTCGATCAAGCCAGTGACAACCCGGTAATTTTCCGCGCCTGTCTTGGTTGCGTCTATCGCGTCATAAAGAACCAGAATGCGTGTCAACCGCGCATCTGGGTCCATCGTCAAATCGGCGCTATCGGCCAAGATAGCGTTGGTTTCAGTCATCGCCGTAACCGTGCCGGATGGAGGGCGCACGGCTTGCAGCTTGATCAGTTGCGCGTATTCATCCCACCAGACGTTGAACGTACCCTGTTGGCAAAGTTCGCCCATAAGATCCACAACCGGCGTCGGCTTGGCAATGAATGCGTTGGTGTAGCTGACACTGAGATAATCATCGCGCTCGGCATCCCACCCGGCATCGTCAATCAACGCGTCGGCAATCGTGGTCCAGTCGGTCAGCAGGTATCTCGCCACATCCACCAACAGGCGGTTTTCGAAATAGCCCACACGCCCGATTTTAGCCCCGCTGGACGCGCTTGCGATGGTGCTGCCACCTTGGCCGCGCAACAGGCCGGTTAGCGTGTACTGCCCCGCCGTGGCGACCGTGTAGCCCGTATAGCCGATGATTTCAGAACCGATCAGGATGTAGCGATTGGTTGACATGCCAACCGCGCCCGACACGTTCGCTTCGTCGCCCGTGATAACGTCCAGGCTCGTCGCCGTTGCCGTGATGTTGGCGTACAGAGACATGTCATACGCGGGGGGGAACAGGCTGCGCCGCCCGTCCGCCAACATCAGCGGGTCAATCCCTTTCAGCGTGACGCGCCCACCAGACGGCCCGTCAATGCTTTCGAGGATGTAAAGCCGTTGGCGCATGTCGGCCAAGTCGTCGCCCTCGTAGCCGTCATAAATCCGCAATTCCATGTTGGACAGCAGCGCATTGCGCGCCATGAACACCGCCCAGAACGTGCGCGCGGGCATGTCGGTTCGGTCTGCAAGGTAGAAGTCGCCAACTGGATCGGCCCATTGGAAATCGTCCATCGTAACCGTGACAGACCCAAGGATGCCAAAGGGAGATTTGCCGGACAGTATCCCGCCCACGTTAATCTGCGATTTGGAGGCGGAAACGGTCAGGCCGGAAACCGGAATGCCGTTTGTCTTGGTGTCATCCGCATCCGCGAAATCGCCGAACATCCGCTTGCCGGGGCTGTTGCGCACAAACCGCCAAGAGATGAAGCCGGTGTTGTCATAGACCGCCCGCGTGGCCGCGCTCTGGCATGTCGCCCAAGTGTTGTAGCATTTGGGCGTTCCGGTCGCTGGGCACGTCCCAACCCCGAACCGCAAGGCGCAGCGCGGTTGGCGCAGTTCAACGACCTGAAGCGGGATCTTGACGGTCATGCCGGTTCATTCGCTATGACGTTGAAATTCAGCGTTCGCGCGGCGTTCAAAACATTCACGCGCGGCGCGGTCAGCGGCTCTTGCTGCGACCCGTACACAACCGACTTGGGATAGGTGCTTGGCCGATCTGCCATGAATATGGGCAACGCGCCCATATGCGCTTGCAGGGCGGGGATGTTCGCCGCCGCCCATGTCTCGCTCACGTTGCGCACTTCCATCGCACAGGTGCCCGCCTTGCGCGTGGCAAAGCGATCCATGACGTGCCCGCCGTCCGAGACGTTCTCGGTGTAAACGCTGGTCACGGCTTCATTGAACGGCAGGCTGTCAATCCATTGAGATTTTTGCGGCAATTCCAGCGCCGCGCCGAACCAGATCACGCCTATCGTCGGGATGGCGTTGGTGACGCGAACCCTGATCCGATCGGTTGTGCGTCCTGCGAACAAAAACACAATCGGGCTGTCATCGGTTGGCGTGTGGGTGTCCAGTTGCGTGAAGGTTCCGGCAAGGTATTCCTGCACCTGCACCGTGCCGCCCGTGCTGCCGATGTTATGCGCGGCGATTGCGCAATAACTGACAACCGTACTGGTGAAGGAAAGCTGCCAAGTGGCCGGAACCGCCGTGGGCTTCCACGCGGTATAGGTCAGTTCGTTGTTGGCATTGTCGCCTGCAAACCCCGCCGCCGCAGTCGATGCGGTGACAGTGCCGGTGATCGGATAGGCCGCAATGCGGGGATTTGTCAGCGGGTAGGTTGTGCCGGTGAACCCGGATTCAATGACAATCATGCACGCACCAGATTGATTGTGCGGCCCGATTTCAGACCGTCATTTAGCTGCTTGAACAAATCTTCGATGCTGGAGCGGCTGAACGTATCGCCGTTCAAGGTGATGTTGGCGACCGACATAGGCCCCCCCGATGACGCGCCCGCTGATGCCGTGCTGCCCGATGCCTTGCCGCCGCCCGATGCCCCCCCGCTCGGTCCTTTCAAGGCGGTCACAAGTCCCATGCCAGCAGAAGCGATTGACGCGACCGCTGCGAACTTGCCCCAGAATGGCACGGTAGGGTCTGCCAACACCTGCGCCTGCGCGCGATATGCGTTAATCAGCGCCTCACCCGCCGCGAATGCACGGTAAGCTTTCAGCGCCTTGTCGCCCCCGGCTTGGGCAATCGTTGCCATGCTGTTGAAAAAGCTTGCCGTGTTGCCCAAGGCTTGCTGCGTTCCGATGCCACGAATAGCCGCCAGTTGCTCTTGGTGTTCGCGCTCCGCTTTCTCCAGCGCCGCCGCCCGCCCTTGTTGCGCGCCCAGTTCTGCGTCGGTCATAGATTGGATTTGTGCGACCCGCGCGGCAAGCTGCGCGTCAGCCCGTGCAGTCTCGGCTTCCACGTCTATCGCGCCGCCATCCGCCAAGATTGCCGCCAGTTGCTCTTGGTGTTCTTGCTCAAGCCGCTGGATTGCCTCATGCCGACCGCCGATCTGCGCAAGCTGCGCATCGGTCGCGTTTGCCAGCATGGCTTGGCTTTCAGCGTACCAACCGTCCAGGATTTCCTTTTCCGTCTCAAGGCTGGTCAGCAGCGCGTCAAGGTCGGGTGCGGACGAACCTGCGCCGCTTGATGGTGCGTCGGGGGTGTCGGGGGTGTCGGGGGTGTCGGGGGTGTCGGGGGTGTCGGGGGCGCCGTGATCAAAGTCCACATCCCGCATTTTGGGGGTGATGGAGGTTTTCGGCGCAACGGGGCTGACATACTCGCCAGGCTCCGCCCGCCCGCCGTGGCCCGCAATGGTGGCGGGTGATGTAGCCGCCGCAAGTGCCGCCTTGGTCCGTGCCGCCTGCGCTGCCAGACCCACCAGATAGTCAAATACGCCTGTAATGCCGGTCTTGACGTTATCAAATGTCACGCCGTCAATGTCGCCCAGACTGTCAACGGCAAATCCCGCGCCTTGCGTCAACAGGTCAAGCTTGCTGCGCATTTCATCGCCGCTGATGCTGCCATCGCGGAATTTTTGGGAAACGTCGCCGACTTCCTGCGCCAAGTCGCGCATCAGATCCGCCGCGCCAGTCTCGCCAACCGCCCGCAACTGCCGTTCCGTTGCGGTAAACGCCGCGCTCAGTTCGTCTGCTTCACGCGCCAAACCCGCCATTGTCGGGGTCAAGCCGGTGACTGCCAGCAGGTGATTGTAGGCAAGCGCCATGCCAGCACTCAGCCGGTCAAACGCATCGTTGAAATCAACCGCCGATGCCACAGCGGATTTGAATTGCGCGCCCTGTAGCTTGGACACGGGAACCATGATTTCATTGATCTTGGCCTTGATGCCTTCCAGCGTGGCCGCATATTGCACCCCGCTTACGCTGCCATCATCCAGCCCGCGCCGCGCCTCGACCAGTTGCACCCCAAGCGCGCGGATTGCGTCCGCTTGGTCATATGCCCCAGCCATGTCCAGATTGTCGGCCAAGGTGCCCAAGGCGTCGGCATAGGTGTCAACGTCGCCGCCGATCACTTTCAGCGTCGCGCCGTAATCCAGCAAAGCATCCCGCGCCGCCGCCATCATGGCCGGATTGTCGCGCAACCGTTGCGCTATATCCACGCCCAGAAGGCCATCCGCGTCAAGCCCGCCCAGCAGGTTGTCTGCAACACCGGGCGCGAACATCCCCGCCAGATCATCAGCCGCGCCCGCCGCGCCCACCGCGACCTCCTGGAAGAACGTGCGAACCCGCGCCGTCAGTGCGTCGAACTTGTCGTCAAGCTCCGCCGCTTTGGCAACCACGCTGCTATCCAGCACAACCCCGGCATCGCGCGCCGCTTGCTCCATTTCAGCGAGGCCCGCCGCGCCCCCGGCCAGTGCCAAGGTCATTGCCTTGCCGCCCTTGCCGAACGCCTCAGTTATCAACGACATGCGCGAGGCCTCGTCGGGAACCCGCTGGATCATGTCTGCGAAGTCGGCCAACAGTTCGCTGGTGTTGCGCACGCCGCCGTCAACATCGCGCAAAGCAATGCCGTTTTCTTCCAGTACATCTTTCAGCTTGCCCGTGCCTCTGGCCGCGTCGCCGATGTTGTCAACGAACTTGGACAGGCCAGACGCAAATTCTTCCTGCGCCACCCCGGCAAGCTTCATTCCATAGCTAAGGCCCTGGAACTCGTCAGTCGTCATGCCAATCCGCTGCGCCTCGTCGGCCATGTCGGCAATAGCGCCGATGCTTGCGCGAATGTTCGTCGTGACTGCCGCCAAGCCAGCGGATATAGCGCCCGCTGCAAGGCCACCAACAAAAGCCTTACCGAATGACGCTGCCGCAACCGATGCCTGCCCTAACGCGCCCTGTACGCCCCGTGCGCCGTTGCCAACATCGCGCGACATGTCAGCGCCGAACTTGCTGACAGCCCTGCCCGCCCGCGCGGTTTCCCGCATGAGCGGCGATATGTCCGCCGTGATTCCAATCGCAATGTCTGCAACCGCGTCAGCCATTCTCGCGCGCCTCGTACAACAGTTGCAGCAATTCTTCTTTGTCGTCGTCCGTCAGGCGCGTGTCCGATTTGTCCGGTTCCGCCAGCAGCCAAAAATGCGCCGGGTCGGTGCGCCAAAAGTCGGCAAGCGGCTGGTTCAACTCGCGAACCCAAAACCGCATCGCCCACCTTACAAATCGGAAGTCTTTTTTGGCGGTTCGGCCTTGTCATCGGTCCGTTGGTTTGCACCTGACAGGATAACGTCAACCAATGCTTTTACGGCTTGGCCAGCATCCGCAAGTCCGCTGCCCGTTGACGTGATTTCTTCCAAAACCGTCACGTCAGCCACCTTTGCCCCGGCATACCTCAGTAATACGCCGTATGCTTTGGATAGCTTTCTGGTTTTGATGTTTGCGCCCCAGCTTGAAATCTCGCCAAGCGTGACGACATCCTCAACCTGTTCGCCCGCGTCAAATGCTTTGTTGGCGGGGATGGTGTAAGCCTTCCCACGCCATTTCATTTCAACGGCGCGCATTAGGTAGCGGCCCACGCGCCCGAGGATTCCAGAGTTGCGGAAAACATGACGGCATCCTTATACTCGCCGTTGTTTTCAAACGACGTCATAAAGAAGTCGCAGGTGATCAGGTCGGTGCCGGTGGGTGCCCCAGGGTCGTTCAACGTCACGCCCGTCAAAAGCCGATCAGTCGCCGGGTCAAGCGCAATGGCGCGCAATACGTTGCTGTCAGACACGCCCGACACGGTGATGGTGCAGCTTACGCCAGCCGGTGCGCCCGCCAAGATTTTGCGCACGCCGTCGCTGTCCGCGCTGGTCACGTCAATGAACTCGCTGTCCATTTTGATGCCGATCACCCGAATGCTGGCAATGGCCGTGGTATTCACCGTCAAAACAAGATTTCGCGCTGCTCTAGCTGCCATTTCTCAAGTCTCCGTGATAAGGGCGTGATACTCACAAAGCCCTGTGAAAGACCCTTCAAGCGGGGTCACTGCGCTCATTTGCCGTTCCAAAAGGACCAGCGAATATCCGGTAATGTCTAAAGCCCCGTGATGCAGCCGCTCATAAATGGCGTCCTGCATTGCAAGGCCTAGAGCCTCGGATTGACCGCGCCACCGCGTATAAATGCGCGCCGTGAAGTCAAATCCATTGCGAGAAAACGTGTCGTAATCCGAATGAACCACAGCGCCGATTTGCACATGGGGCCAGTCAGTCGCAGCGCCGCCGTCAACCAGTTGTGGCGTGACGGTGTAGGTCGGAAAGCCCAACTCGGCGATGGCCTCATAAAGCGCCTGCTTGGTTGCTTGTGCCGCGCCCATTTCATTTCCTCAAACGCTTCAGGCGCTTTTCGAGTTTCTCGCCAAAAATGCGCAAATAGGTGGGCACGATTTCCGGTTTCATCGCTTGGAACGATTTCAGAAACATGGCGTATTCAACGCCTTCCGGCCCCGTGCCATACTCCAAAAACCGCCAGATGAATGACCGCGAACCCGGTGCGCGCTTGACGATTGTGGAAGCCGCCACGGTGTTCCGGTCGCCGCGCTCACGCTTCCACGCAAAGCTTGTGCCGACCCATTCCTCCGTTGCCGGGTCGTCTGGCGTGTGAGTTTTGGCGTCCTTTGCCAGATCACGCGCCATTTCCAGCGTCACGCCGCGCAGCAGGTTCTTGGCTTCATTCGGTGCGATCTCGGCCAGAATGCGGTTAACGTCCGCAATGCCGGTGATCTTCACCTTCACGATGCCACCCCGCGCTCGGCTTCAATCTTCACATGCAGCGCCCGGTTGCCCTCGCGCATGATGTTGCGGATGTTGTAGGTTTCTTCGTTCCACACGATCCGGTCCAATTCAGACAGATCGGCGATGTTGTAGATGGTGAAATTGACGACATAGACCGCATTCGTGCGGCCCTCGCTCAGGCCCTCGCGTCCCGCCTTGGCCTTCACATTGGCCCAGACCTCGCAATGGGTTGCCCATGCGTCGATAAAGCCGCCCATGCCGTCCGTTGCAGTCGCGCGGCGTTCAATGGTGATGAACTGGTCAAGCTTGCCCGCGTTCATGCCCCGGCCCAGCCCAGCTTTTCCATGCCGATCAGCAATTCAGCAGCGCGCGGCAGTTCAGCCATTGCGCTTTCGGTGACGGCTTCACGATTTGCGAACCAATGACCGACAGTCAGCAACGCCGCATGTTTCAACGTGACCGGCAATGTCGAATATCCAGCCGTAAACCGAATGACCGTGCCATCAGGGCGGGTCTGCGATGTAGGCCAGGATGCTGTTTCAATCGGGCCGACATGCGTATAATCGTCGTCCTGATACAGCCGATAGTTTGCAAGCGTCGCCGTGGTCAGCGTGTCGTCAACGTAGTATTTCACCGAAGTCAGCGACAAAACCGGGCTTTTCGGCAATTTTACCAGCCCGTCAAAGCCATAATCCGCTATTTCCCACGTCTCAGACGCCATAGCGCGGCCCGATTCCTCGCCAACAGCCGCGCAAGCCGCCGCAACAATCGCCGTGATCAGGTCATCTTCGCTGCTATCCGTAACGCGCAAGTGCGCCTTAGCCTCGGCCAAAGTCACGGGCGGCGTTCCGGCTGATCCGATACGGCGCAAAATCATCCGCGTTTTTCCGGTTTGGCGCGGGAAACGGCGCGCTCTGTTGCCACTTTCGCAACGGGCTGCGCTTGGCCTGCATCAATCATGCGGATGGCCTCCGCGTCCGACACGTCGATCACGTCGCCGCGATTTTGCGAACCCGTCGCCGTGGCGCGGGATGTCAGCAATGTGATTTTCATGGGAAAACTCCGTTCGGCTTGATAAGCGGGGCCATCACAGCCCCGCCAGAAAACCGATCAGGACGCGGCAAGCGCCAGATACTTCACAGCCGCCGTATCCGACAGTTCGCCGTCAAATCGGATGTACCCGGCAATGCCGAACCCCGGCCAGAAGTCCTTGTCTTGGATCGCACCGATCATCGGCGCGCCAACCTTGCGGACGTAGTACTTGCCGAAATCGCCAAACAGCATGACCCGCGACGACACGCCCGATGCCAGACCAGCCATTGCCTGGTTGATCGAATAGGCGCGACCGTTGAACGATGCCGGAACGCCGCCCACCACGTCACCCATCTGCCACAGATAGTTGCCGTTGCCGTCTTTCAGCTTGCGAACTGCGGCCAAGGTGGAATCGTTGAACATGTAGCGAACCTTCGGCCCCATGCGATGGGCGGGGTCAACGGAATGCTCCAGATCCATGATTTCATCCCACGTGATGGCCGTGGTCGAAGCCGCAACCTTGCCGGATGCCGCCGCCGTAACGATGCCGTTCGGATCGCCCGTGCCGTCGCCGGTGGTCAGTTCGGTGTTGGCGCGACGGCCCAGACGTTCGCCCAGCAGATCGCCCAGCAGTTGCTCCACGTTGAACACGCTATCGTCCACCAGTTCCTTCGAAACGCGCAGCCATTCGGTGTTGAAGGGATACGCGTCAAGTTGCTTCTGGCCAAACACAACATCTGCGCCGCCGTCATCAGTCAGCGTGGTGCCCTCGGTGTGCTTCACAACCGCCATTTGCGCGCCGGTCGTGTCGTTTACGGTCGGCAGGTAGATGGTGTTGCCGCCCGTGGTGACGATTTGCGAGGTGATGGCCTCGTTGTACATCGGCCCCCACATCAGCATAGAACGGGTGATGAAACCGGCCAATTCGGTGGGCACGGTATAGCCGCCCGCCGCCGCCGTGGTGGTCTGGGCGCGCTGTTCCGGTGCCTGGTAGCCCTGACGCAGCGCGGCGCGCTCCTCAGGCGACATAACGGCCACGTTGCCCTGCGAACGCAGATAGGCATGGAAAGCGTCGCGGTAGGTCGGCTGGGTGCCTTCGTCAACGCCCCGGCCCTCGCCATTGCCCACCGGGCGGCGCGGATCGCGGTTCAGACTGCGCTCCAGGCTGTCCAGCTTTTCCAAACGGTCAATCTGACCTTGCAGACGGTCATAGTCGGCCATCATGCGATCAAATTCGCCGTTGATTTCGGCGGCGCGATCTTCGGGGGTCGATGCGGTGATTTCTTCCAACTTGGAACGTGCATTCGTGTGAACGCGCGCCTGCTGCTCACGCAGCTCGGTGATACGGGTCATTGGGGTCTCCTGTGATGACCGTTTCAGGGATGGGCTTCCGGCGCGCAGCCGTTCAGCCGTTCTCCGCGCGAAGGCGCAGGTTCATTTTCATGCGATGGCGCATGGCCGCCGCGTTGAAATTGCTGGTTTTTTGCTCTTTGCGGTGCGCTTCAAGGCTCCGCAGGCCGATGCTTGTGCCGTCATAGGCGGGCTGCGTCACAATCGACACGTCAAACAGCGCCGCTTTTTGGATGGTGCGCACCGGGATTTCGCCCGATTCATCCCAAGTTTGCACTTCGGGCACGAACGCAAACGACATTTTGTCCAGATCGCCGCGCTTCATCTTGCCCACAATCGACTTCACGTCAGGATCTTCGCCGTCCAGAACGGTTTCCATCCGCAGGCCGGTGTCATCTTGCGTCAAGATCAGTGTGCCGGAACGTGTACGGGCCAACGGCAAGCCATCATGGTTGATCAAAAACACCACATCATCCCGCCCGATGGCATCCGTAAACGCGCCCGGTGCGATGACCTCGCGGAACATTCCGCCGATGTCGGCTTGCTCGTTAAAAACGGCGGCATAGCCGGAAACCCGAATGCCAGCCGCATCAGCGCGGATTTCAGCGGGCTTGAACCCGCGAACTTCACGATCCATTGGCACTTACCTCTTGACCGCCCGCATCAGGCTGGCTTGTGGGCTGGGAACCCAGCGGCACGGTCGCGCCCTGGATCAATAGAACGTCGCCATTGGGCAACGGCGGGCGGTTTTCAATCCGGCGCGCTTCGTTTGGCGTCTCCTGACCGCTCTGAATGGCAGCCGCGTGGCCTTCCATCCGCGTTTTGAAGTCGCCCCGCAACAGGCCATCCATGTTCATTTCAACGAAGAACTTGCGTTCACCGCCGCGCCCGAAAAGCTTCAGGTTCAATTCCTGCTCGAACGCCTCAACCCACCGCTTGATGGTATGCTTTGAAACGTGCAAATCTTGCTGCTCGGTGTTGCTGAATGTGCCGTTTGACAAGTCTTGCAAGAATGTGGGCGGCATACTGTAAATCCGCGCGTATTCCGAAATCAGGAATTGCTTCAACTCGACAAGCTGCGATTTGGCAGCATCCGCGCCTAGCGGCTTGATATCCATTCCAGCGGGCAAGACCAACGCCTGGCGCTGTTCCTTGGATGCCTTGCGTGTAGCCTCGGCCAGATCCTCACCGGCCCGATTCATCGCCGAACCTGACGCAAAGTTGCCAATCACTGCAAACGGGGGCACCCCGCCATTCTGGAAAAACTTGCTACCGAACTGCGTGGCCGCAATTCCAAGCGCAATCACATCGCGATTCGTAGCGATTGGCCCGTAATGCCCAACCCCATCTGACTTCGACATAAAGCAAATGTCGATGATTTCCGCCGCTTCATAGCGTTTCTGCGATTGTTGCGGCTCTTTATACAGGTAGAACTTGCGCCCCGCCTCGCTCTTAACCGTAGTCCATGCAGGATTCAGCGGCCACAGATTGACCACGTTGCCCCTGCCATCGCGTTCAATAAACGAAAGCCCGCGCCCGCCTGTCAGGACGTTCTGGAAAAACCCTTTGCGCCATTCGAAAGACGACAGCCCGTCGTTAACCGCGTCATGCAGCAACCGCGCCAGCGGCGTTCCCTTGACCTTGGCCCGGTCATCGCCATTCACCTCGAACAGGTCCAACGGCAAGCCCGCCAGTGTCCCGCTGATGAAGTTGACCGCCGCCCAGATCGCCGGAACCCCAAGCGCGTTTTCCGTCGTCACCGCAATGCCAGCCGCAGATGATTGGATGCCGAACACTTCCAAGAAATCCGGCGACGACTGCGTGACCGTCATGGCCCGCGTCTCCGGTTCCCTTGCTGCTTTGCGGCCAAACCCAAACATCAAAACGCCATCCTGTAATTCGGGTCCAAGTCCCAAGGGGTCAGGGCTGCATTGGTTTCCTGCCACGTGCCTGCCACAGACATTGCCATCGCCAGCGCAACCATGCCGTCAATCCGGCCATGTGATTTCGCCTTGGAAAGCTTGCGGTTGCCCGCAGGATCAGCCTGCACCGTGGCGTTGCGGGCGCACATCTCAAGGATGGGGTGCCCGCCGTGCCGTATCTTCTTATTCAGAAAAGCGCCCTCAAGGTCACGCAACGCGGGCGACATGCTCTGAAAGCCCTGCCCCATCTGCACAAATACCGCGTTGTCACCCTCTAGTTGCGCATCTTGGAACCCAACCCGCGCCAACCAAGGCTTAAGGTGCTGCCAGTTCCAGCGGTCAAACGCGATCTTGCGCACGTCCGCGACCTGACACAGTGCCCAGATCCATTCCGCAACGAACTCATATTCAATCGTCTTGCCGGGGCTGGTCTGCAAGAAGCCTTGGCTTGCCCACAGATCATAGGGAACCCGGTCAGTCCGCGCCTTGTCTTTCAAACCCACGCCAGGCAACCAGAAGGTTGGGTTGACGTGCCAAATCCCATCGTCAGGCGTGACTGCAACGAAGGCCGTCAGGTCGGCCACCTCCGACAAGTCCAGCCCCGCAAAGACAACGCGGCCCGCCAGATCGTCTATCGTGTCGCCCATACAATCGCTAAACACCCGCTGCGAAATGAACGGTGCGCTTGCGTCGATCCGGCGATTAAGCACAAGATTTTCAAACTCGGCCTGCCGCGATGGCATCCGCCGCGCATCCTCGGCCATCGCCAAGACTTCCTGCTTGTTCATGAACACGCCGAAAGCCGGGTTAGCCGCCTTAATTGCATCCTCGCTGAATGCGTCCAGATTGGCCGGCGCCGTATCTATCCGCAAAACCGTGCGGGGGTCTTGCCCCGTCTTGGCGTCGTCAATCAATACCGACAACAGATCAGCGTCAGTCGGTGCCTGCGTCGAAATGATGATAGACAGCGGGCTTTCCTGTGCAGCCGTCGCCGTTTCCATTGCGTCATACAGCGGCGAACGCGGCCCTTTAACTTGGCCCAATTCGTCGTGGATCGTCAGAACCGGGCTAAGGCCGTAAGCCGTCGAGGCTTCCGCCGACAGCGCCCGATACAACGACCCCAATTCAGGGCAAAACAACTGCTTGGCCGTGTCCCTAATCGTCACAACCGCCGACAGATCCGGCGACATGCGGATCATCTTGGCCGCAAGGTTAAACAAGATCGCCGCTTGGTCCCGCGATTGCGCAGCGCTGAACAGTTGCGAGTTTGGCCGCGCCTCTGGTCCGCACAAATGCAGCGCAACGATCATTGCGCTTTCGGTCGTCTTGGCGTTCTTGCGCCCCCGCGTGATGATCGCCCGCCGCGTTCCGTGCGGGTTGTCATAGATCAGGCGGAAATCCTCTTTCATGAACTCAGCCATCTTCAACGGCTGGCCGACGAACTTCCCCTCGGGCAGTCTCAGGTGTTGTTCACACCAAACGATGTTGCGTTCGGCCCGCGTCTGGGTGGCGGGTTTCTTGCGCCTCACTCCCAAGGCCGCTTAACCATCGCTCGGCCCGACTTCTCAGTGCCCGCCGCCTTCGTCGTGTAGCTGGCCTGTTGTGAAATCCGCATAGCCGATGCCAAAGCTTTCATCGCCGATGTTTCGCGCGCCTGCATTGCCAGAAGCTTGTCCAGCGTTTGCACATCCACCTCGGCCCGCGACATCTCCTGATCAACCAGGAACGCAATGCGCCGCGCGTCCACCGTGTGCCTGCACCATTGTTCAAGCAGCGCATGGGTTTCCCGCGTGAACCAGTCCGCAGGCATCGCATTGGCAACCGCAACCCATTCGTCAGTCTGATCTGGCGTCAAGTGCAGAGGCGCATCAGGCCTGCGAACGATTGCAACCGCGCCTTGGACGGCTAAAGCCGCCACCGATGTTCTGCCGCGCGTCGCCATGAAGGTTCCCGAATGTTGCGGTTTATGAAGAGAAGGG